GATGGATTCGGCCATCTGCGGGCCGTGGCTCTCCATCAGGCGACCGATCAGGCTGATGTCGGTGAGCAGCGTCGGGCGAATGGCGACGCGGCCGATGGACAGGTGGTCGGCGATCGCCTGGTCATTGCGGTTGTTCCAATCGAGCAATGGGTCGAGCGCGGCCGTGTCGGCGGGGAGCAGGGCGCGGCCAGCCAGGGTTTCGAGAGCGGATTGCTGGGCGGGGGTCATGCGGCCTCCCGGATCAGCGAGGCGTCGTTACCGGAGATCACCCCTTCGTAGCCGAGCGTGGCCGGCACGGCGTCGGTACCGGTTCCGGTGGCCAGCGCCTTCTCGGCACGCGAGGCTGAGCGCTTGCAGGCGGCATGGACGAATCCCTTGAGCGTGTTCTGCGATCCGCACAGGTCGTCGAGCGAGGCGCGCACGGCGGCATTAGTGACGTTGAGATTTCCGGAAACGAGGTAAAACAGCGAGTCGCGCTTGCCGACGGTCAGGGCATCCAGTTGTGTGGCGCCTTTGATGATGGCGGCGCGGGCCTGTTCCGTGGTCAGCACCGAACGCCAGACGATGTGCGTCGTTGCCTCGTTGAACCACTCCGATAACCCGGTGTCGTTGCCGGCATTGAGATAGCTCGCCGCGACCGGATCGGCCAGGGCGACGGATTTGAGGGTAGAGAGTTGGGCCGGGGTCATGTTAGTTATCGATCTGGAACTGCAACTGGCCGGCGGTGAATTGAACCGTGAAGCCAGCGCCGGAGACGTTGAGGGCGGAGGAAAGATCAATGGAAATCCACGCATTACCTGCCGTCGAAGCGTCCATGAACCATACCGACTGAATGTTTCCCCACGAACCCGTCGAAGTCGGGAATGCAATCGTCGCATTGTTGCTGGTCGTGCCACCCGTTCCGCTTGATGCAGTCGTACTGGCAGCGGCTTGAGAGCCTGCCCAATTGGCAAGACTTGAAGTCACAGCGACGCGGGCATAGGCATTACCAACCGGTTCGGTTGGTGCTGCGCTATCCGACCGCAGGCCGGTGCTGAGTGCAACATAAAAGGTTGCCGGCGCGCCAAGCGCCTGACCGCGAAGAACGGCATCCAGTAGCTTGTTTTCTGCGTAATCGGTGAGAACCATGTTTATTCCTTTGCGATGTTTGATCGTGACAGCGTAAAAAAGCCCACTCCGAAGAATGGGCTTTGATCTGCTTTTACGATACGGCGAACTTGACGACCTTGATTGCTTCGGAATTGACCACTGCACCACCGACGCGCTTTGTCGTGTAGAAACCGACATACGGCTTGTTGGTGTAGGGGTCACGAAGCATGCGGGTGCCCATGCGATCAACAACCGTGTATCCGCGCTTGAAGTCACCGAAAGCGATACTCAGCGAACTTGCAGCCTTGGCCGGCATGTCTTCGGCTTCAACAACACCGAAGCCGAGCAGGCGAATCGGGAAGCCTTCTTGCAAGCTCGGCTGCCACAGATACTGGCCGGTCGAGTCTTTCAGCTTGAGGACTTCGAACATGATTGCCTTGTTCATAACCCAGCGCGAATTTGCGCGATAGGCGGCTTTCAGCTTGCCGATAACGTCATACAGCACATCGGCTTTGTTGGAAGCGGCGAAGTCTCCAGCAACACCGGTGGCAACGTGCTCGATAGTGCCGAAAGCGCGCGATGCGTCAGCCGTGGCGGCAGTGGTGTAGGCCAGGAAGCCCTTGGGCTTGTTGGTGCCGTTACCGGAGACGAAAGCCGCACCTTCTGCTACCGCGAATTCCTCGGCAAGCTGCATGGCAATTTCGGATTCAACGTTGAAGAACAGATCGTCCAAAGCCTGCTGGGTGACTTGCGGATTGGCGTAAAGCTCACCCATCGGCGGAGCAACTTCGGCCAGTTGGCTGGTATTGGTTGCCGGACGAGCAGCGGTTTCACCGACCCAGCCGGAAGCGATACCATTCACATTCACCAGTTTCTTATAATCGCTGGTGCCAACTTGAACGACATTAGCAATCGAACGAATGGCCGAGTAATCACGGGCCAGTTTTTCGATAGTGCGGTCGATTTCTTCCGGCAGGGCGTAACCGCCATCGGCAGGAACACCGACACTAACTGCTTTCTGTTGCAGTTCGCGCAAACCGGCTTCGTCGCCCTTGCGGACAAACTTGTCGAAGAAGGCAGACTTGTGCGCCTTCTTGTGTTGGTCTTCTTCTTTGCCACCGAACAGGCCAGCCGCGTTTTGCTTGGCTTCGATGCGCTCGATTTCCTTCTTCATGTCGAGAGCAGCGGAGATATCGGCCTGAACCTTTGCCAATTTGGCTTCAAAGTCAGCACCAGATGCGCCCTTTTCTACCTTGGAAAGCCGTTCATCGTTGATTTCCTTGAAGTCGTTGAAGCTCTTTTGGATGCCTTCGACCAAATCTTTAATTTCTTGTGCCATTTCATTTCCTTTGGACGTAAAAAAACCGCCAGTAGGCGGTTAGTGGTGGAGTGCTACTAGATCAGCGGATGGATGCTTTCAGCTTTTTCAGGGCTTCGAGCAATTTGTCCTGCTCATCGGAATCACTCCGACCATGCACGGACTTGATACGGGCAATAATGCCCAGTGCCTCGCTTTTGCTGTACCCGCCTGACTCTCTCAGGAAGGTTTCGGCATCGGCAAGAGATTCGATTTCGTCAATGTTCTTTACGGCGCTAACCCTTGCGGAATCATTGGCCGGGAAGGTAACGATGCTGCATTCCCATAAATCGACCTTGTTCAAGGTGCGAATTCCGGTAACTTTGTCGTAACTGTCTTCTCGGGTGACGAATCCGATAGACAGACCAGACAGCGCCTTCATTTTCATCAGTTCATGGGCTTCTGCACCCCTCGCGGTTTTCAGTGCGAGCTTGCCGCGAACAAACAGGCCAGTATCGTCTTCGCGCATATCGGTATAAACACCGATCGGCTCACCGCTCCGGTGCTGCCAGAGCAAAGCAGGCATGCGGCCTTGGTTTTTCAGGCTGTGCAGGCTTTCCGTAAAAGCCCCTTTGGCGACGATTTCCTTGTAGGCGTCAACGTTTCCAAAAACAGACCCGTAGCCCTCAAAGGTGCCGTCATCATTGATTGCCTTTACGTCAAAGGCGCAGTCGTAATACTTTCGGCTCATGGATTGGCCTCGCTTTTTCCGGCATTTTCTGCCGATGTGATCATGTTCATTGGAGTAAGCGGCTCGTCTAGGCCATCAATAGGATTGAGGTCTAGCTTTTCTCGCGCTTCGTTGCGGGTCATTACGCCCATCGAAGAGAGCTTGTAGAGGTATTCGGCGGTATCTTTTAACGCACCACGCAGCATTCCAACCGGGTCAAGGAAGGTGTAATACCCATCCTCACGGTCTTTGTCGCTCAATAGCTGACAATCTGCTGATTGTTCGATTCGCTCATACCAAGGCGTAAGCGTATGGACCAAATGCGCGATAAACATCTGCTCCGCGCTGGCGTAGGTAGCGGCTTTATCAGCTTGCCCGGCCATGATCGGCATAACGCGGAATGCCCGGCAGATTTCTTCGACTTGATGCTTTCTGGTTTCCAAATGCTGCGCATCCACCCCGGTCATTGAGGTGGGCATCCATTTGGCGTTTCGATCAAGGATCATCGGGCCGGTCTGCCCGACGAATTCCTTGCTAATCCAGTTTTTCAGGGCTTCGTATTGCGTCTGGTTCAACGCCCCTTCGACGCTATACACACCCGACGCCCTGACTCCCTTGGCGTGTAGATTGGCTTGGGTTTCCTCGCTGGCCATCGCCAGGCCAATAGCTTCTCTGGCGTAGCTGACAATCTGCATGCCGACACTACCGTCCCAGCTAGGGCCGCGAAGGTGCCATATATCGTCAGATGACAACTTGCGCTGCTCACCATTTCGCCCCGTGACGATATAGGACATATCGCCGGAATCGCTGATTTCAGTCCGTACCTTGCCGGGTGGAATGACAATCAGCTCATGGATGCTGGCGTTTCGACCAACGCGACTGATAAAGGCATAGGCGTTGCCGGTTAATACGGCGTGCATCACCATTGTTTCCCGCAGGCTGTAACTGGTCTGCCAGCGATTCGGCTTGCGGTGAAGAATGTCGTAAAGCGGATGGTTTTTTGCCGGCAGGCGAACCTTGCCGTCTGGGCTTTCTCGCATCACGCGGAATGGAACCTGAGAAACGCCCTCGGCAATGACGCGAACACATGCCATCACCACAGGAACTTGCAGCGCGGTTTCGCTGGTTACGGTAAGCCCGCTCTTTGTCGAGCCTCCGACGCCAAAAGCCGACGCCAAGAGGGCCGATAGCGTAGGCGCGCTCATTGACGTAGCCGACTTTTTCGAGAAAGGCCAGAATTTCAAAGTGTTATTCCCAGAATGATTTTTCTACTGTTGCCTGATTCGGCATCACACCAATTGCCATTGCTAGCGCCACCATGCCGTCAATGCGGCCAGATGCACGCGATTTGACGAACTTTCGATTCTCGGCAGGATCTTGAACGACCGTGGCATTGGCTGCACACATCGCCAATACCGGGTGATTGCCGTGTTTCAGCTTTCCATTGAGCAATCGAGATTCAAGTTCACGAATGGCCGGCGACATGGAAACAAAGCCCTGACCAAATTCAATGAATCGCTCTAATTCGTCTTCCGTAAATCCTGCCTTTTCCAGCCAAGGCTTTAGGAATCGCATGTTATATCGGTCAAATGCCACGCATTCAACGTTGCCCCGGTCGAATATTTCTCGAAGCCGGTAGGCGATAAATTCATATTCGATACTTCTGCCAGGGCAGGCTTCAAGAAAGCCTTGATCTGCCCATACGTCGTATGGCACGCGGTCTGCTCGGCTCTTTTCTTCCAGTCCATCAGCAGGAAGCCAGAAGGTCGGATAGACATCGCCTTCTTCAGACACTGCTACGAGTGCGGTAAGGTCATTGACGCTGGATAGGTCAAGGCCGAGAAACAGGCGCTTGTAATCCATATCGCTATCAGGATTTGCGCCGGATAACTGCCAGATAGACTGTGTTACGAACGGGTTTCGTGCTTCAACCCGCTGGTTTAGTATCAGATTTCTGTATGCGGCTTCACGGCTCGGCATGCGCCGCGCTTCTTCTGCCTGCCGGCGAACCTCTTCCGTGTTCATAAACACATCGAAATGCGGATTCGCCAGCCTTATTGCTTCGTCGCTGAACGGATCTGCATCTTTCGGCGCAGTATAGAGCGCAACCTTAACGCGAGGATCGGAGCCTTGTAATGCGTCATCGATCAACACAGACAACAGGTCTGCATCGGTCGGCGATTGCGTGCTGATCACAATGCTAAGTGGCGCTTCTTGCGCCGCCCCTGCGGTTTCCAGTGCTTCGTATAGCTCAGAGCGCGGCCCTTTGACCTGCCCTAATTCATCATGGACGATGAAAACAGGCGACAGGCCGTAAGCAGTTGATGCTTCTGCCGACAACGCCCGGTACAGCGTTCCGAGGTCGCCGCAAAATAACTGCTTCGCTGTATCTCTTACCGTTACAACAGATG